ATTGAGCACGATCTCCCCGCATCTTGGCCCGTTCCGCAGGATCAATCACCCGGTAATGGATCATCTCATCTTTTTCTTTGGCTTTGACTTCCGCCGCTGCCTCTTCATAAGTCAGGCGGAGCCCATCATTAAAATTGATCCGACCTTGGGCATCTCGTGCACAGCCCCCGTACTCCCGGTAAATGTAGAGCCGACCTTTGGTATCGGCGGCAGCCCACAGAAACCAGAAGGGGACGGCGTAGCCCCAGTCGCAGCCCATCATCCGAACCCAATTTTTGGGAATCCCGTTCTGCTCTTCTTCCTTGATCCCGTTCCGTTCGTAGAACTCTTCCCAACTCCAGATGTGGATTCCTTTTTTCAGGTCGAAGACTTCTCCGGACCAGACGTTCCAATCCCCCTCAACAAGGGCTTTAAAGCGTTTTTCTGGAAGATAGGCTAGCCGCTTACGATAATCGGCATCAATATGTGGGTTATCGCCCATGCGAGCCGGGATAAAGATTCGATCTCTGCCCGTCCGTCTGTCAATGATTCTAGTTCTGGGAGGGGCCGGGTCTATGAAATACTGTTTAATACTCATGTAGGCTCTGCCTTCGGGGTTGCAGGTGGCTCTTACATAGAGCTTCATTCCCTTGTGCTTGCCGCCATAACGAACACGAGTCTTGATAAACTCATAAACATCCCAATCGAAGTCCCCAAGCTCATCCACGGCCAAAAAGGCGATTTCTCTCCCCCGCCAACGAAGAGCGTCTTCCATGTTCTCCGCATAAGAAAAAGTAATTGTAGCCCCGGAAGGGAAGGTAAACATCCGCTCTGATTTATTAAATTTAGTGCCGGGGTAAGCAACTGGATAAATTGATTGGGCTGTGACTAGGAGATCCTTAAGTTCACCGTAGCTCCGACGAAAGATGACGGCTCGGTAATCGCTGAAATGAACCTGACCCATAGCATCAAAACAAAGACTCCAACTTTTTCCAGACGCAAGAGCCCCGCCGTATAAACACTCGAACGCGTCGCACTGGGCGAACTCTAGTTGCGGACCTGGAGAAGGAGCAATGATTTCTTGTTGAACAGTTGTCACTTCTTATCCTCTGATTCTTCCGTTCCCACGAATAGCTCACGGTACTTGTCAGAGACGGCTTTCGGCGGAACAAAAACCACAGTATTCAGGGCTCTTGGGTCATCTTTCTCATTGGCCTTCATAATCGTATTGAGGATCTTGTCCTGCATCCCGGTTGTTTGATTGATCAATTCCATCAGACCGAAAGCTTCCTGATACTCTTCCCGGATCATGTGTTTCTCCACTTTGACCCAGGCGTCGTCTAGAAAGGCTTGATAGGAGCGTACCTGCTCCTCAGAAAGGGTTTTTGGATCAACAAGAATCTCAGAGCGGTTGCGGATTTTTTGGCGGTAGGAGGAGGAGTAGAAACCGTGTTTCAAGTTATTGAGGGAGCCGGGGGGAGGTCCGAACGACTTGCCGCCGTGTTCATTACAATTATTTTTCTTAGTAGAGGCTTTGGGACACTGTTCCCCGTTGGTATTTTTTACGGCTGCTTGACAGCGAGGAGTGCTACCGTCTTCTAGATAGGGCTCATAATGGTCTTTTGGAAATTTATTCACTTTAAAAGTTGCCAAAATTGATGATCCCTCCTACCCTAATGTTAGTCTGGACAAAGTACAAGTTCTCAACCATACTGAGAGAGGTAGAAGGAGAACAGCGCTATGCAAAATTGGTTTGAAGGTCTAATTTTGGCCTTCTCAATGGCAGCGAACCACCAGGCTTTTCAACCGGAACAATCAACACTTTTTAAAAATCAAGACTATCCCAAAAAACATGAACTGTATGTCATGGCCAAGATTGATCAGAACCAACACTATGGAGTCCAGTATCGATACGCTATAACACCGCAAGTACAGGTGAGGTTGGGAATGCCAGACGTTCAGATCGGGGAGATGATGACGGGCGTGAGAGTTTCTGGATCTATCTTTGCGACAGAGTTAGATTTTAGGTTTGATTATAAAGGACTTAAAAGCGGCTCTGGGATGTTGGGAGTTAAGTTCTAATACCTGACAACAAAGAGATGAATTAGCCCCCACGTTAGTACCCCTAAAGAAACTACTACAGCAACTAATCCTTCAAAAGGGATGGTGATTTCCAAAGTTCCAGCTCCCACCAATTTGAATAAACCTGCAAAATAGCAGCCTTATGTTCAAGACCGGCGGAAACCAGTCGAATAATTTCTCGTAAATTGAGAATCGTCTCTCGTTTTTGAGGGTCAGAAAGTTGGGAGACGATCCGTTTAAACCGCTTATGTTTGGAACTCCCTTGTTGGACCCGGTGGACTTTCTGAAAGCTGATGTCTGGGTGTTCGATCATGTGGACAATCAGATGGTCGATCCAGCAGAGCCAGAGGAGATTCCACTCATGCTCCTTCCCCCCGAAAGAGCGCGGAATGGCGTGGTGGACTGTGAGAGATTTTGTACTTCCGCAGATCCAGCAGCAATACCCTTCCAACGACAATAGATCCTCCCTACTTCTAACTCTACTCCTTTTGAAGTTCACGTTTCAAGGGGTATACTAAAAGTAGGAGGAGTCGCAAAGATGACTACCAAAACTATTGAAAAAGCACCAGTACTTTATATCGTTAATTGCGATTGCGGCTCTCTTTTAATTACGGACGATATTACTAGCACAACGACTTTTAAACACACCTCCCAAGCTAAGAGAGGTAAAGGAGCCAAGAAAGTAGATCACTGCCTCAAGATAGCCGGAGAGATCGCCATCAAGACTCCTGCCGATGAGGCGGGGCTTGTCGGCCACATTTTTGAAATTCTAAATGCACAATCAGGGGTTATTAAAGTTAAAATAGTCGGAAATCTTCTCTCAGATCGTTGGAAAAATTACCTAAACGAAGAAGGAAATCGGTCACTTTAGGCAATTTTTCGTCCTCCGTGAACATTTTTCGACTATTTATGCTATCATAAAAATGAGGGGTCCGTTGTCTTGGGAAGTGATCAACCCCGCTGACCTCTCTCGGGACACTTACGGGCCTGGCCCAGGGGTAGTCGTTAGGATTGCCGGTGTCCAGAATGTGTTGGTCAAAACCCCCCGCTAGGCACAGGCGGATTGGCCGGGTGGCGTAAAACCTACTCAAGGGGCGAAGCGAGACTTATCTCGTGATGAGCCAGGGGTTTAAATCAATACAGAACTCGCCAAGGCTATGCGCGAAAGCGTACCCTCAAAGAGGCGGGTCTTTGCGAAGAGGCCGCCCTCCGTCTTTTGATAAGCGGGCCGGGGCGGCCTTTTCAGTCGTCAATAATTTGTGTACAACTGGGTTTGAAAAAGATATTGAAGTTTAGTATTTTCTGTAGTAGTATAATAGTAGTATCGAGCCGGAGGTCTTAACCTTTCTACTCCGGTTCGATCAATAAGCGCCCCACACGGGCGGCTGGTAATTGGCTCCCTCATATCGGGGAGCCTTTTGCTTTCTACCAGAAAATAGTTGCATTTGAAAAAGTTTAAGCCTACAATGTTAATCAGGGGGATGAATGGTTCGACAACCTCCAAGCCGGAAGGTCGGGGTTGGACCTGGGATCGTGACCCAGATCCTCCATTTTTTAGTTACTGGAGGGAGCCGTGATCAAGATCAGTACTCTACTATTTGACTGCGGAATGCAGGTTGGTATTGGCTTCAAGAACGAAGAAGATTCCTCCCGCTGTGCAATGATCTTTAGAACGCCGGAAGCGGCAGAACTTTTTCAGGCCGAATTTAACCAACAAATGGATCAAATTATTGCTGAATGCCGAGAAGAGATCAGATTGGGAAAGTTGAAATTCCCACCCAGGGAGGAGCAGTAGATGCTGGAACTGAAGACGGCCATCAAACAGAATCCAGGGTTTCTATCTATTGAAATTTATCTGGAAGAGAAATTAGCCGGTTCCAGATATAGCACTAAGAAAGTGCTTGATCTTTCGTTCTCAGATGCAATCCTATTAGGTTCTGAGCTAATCAACAAGGCATCGATGTTCTCTGATAAGATCTCCCCCCTCTTTCCTAAAGACGAGTCTCAGGAAGCGGAAGCGGAGATCATTGAAGAAATTGAAGAACCAGTTGGTATTTTTCAAAAATTCAAAAATTGGGTAAGGGAGACGCTGTGATGGGCTATAAACTAAGAGAAGAGGTAGAAAAAATTATCGACGAGGCGTTCTCCTTCTATACCCCGGAACAGATTCGATCAGAAGGGGGAGGCCCTTCTCCAGGCGGTATTCCACAGAATATTTATCAAGAAATAGCCGATGAGCTGGAAGCCAAGCAACTACCCTATAAAATTTTCCGGGTAGACGATTGACATTATGTACCGCAATACATAATAAAATTATGAACACCGAAAGGAATCGTCAACTATGTTTAAAAAAATGAGTGCCGATGAGGCTGAGGCGATCCGGGAGAGCTATAGTCGTGGCAGGCTAACCATGAAGGAGCTTGGAAAAATTTTTGGCCGTCACCAATCCGTCATCTGTCGGCTTGTCAATGGCAAGACCTTCAAAGAAGCCAAGCTCTACCCCAAGCCCAAGCGCCGACTTTCAGAGGCAGAGAGGGCTGAGATCGTTAGGCTGACACAAGAGACAGCCATGACAGACGGGGAGGTGGCCGAAAAATTTAATTGCTCCACCTCCACCGTACTTTATCACAGACAAAAATTTGAGAGGAGCCTGGAACGTGTATAGTAAGAAGATTGAAGTAGATGAAGCAAAACTTGATAAGTTCGTCCAGGAATCTTTGGGAGACCCTAATCATCCTAACCGTGGAAATAATGAGGGGTTGATGATCAGCGAACCGTACAAGGACGAGATAATTGACGTCCTAATTCAGCCAGAGCCAAGGGGAGGGAAATACCCAACAGTAGTGGCAGGAGAGGGTAAACACTCAGTCGAAGGATATATTAACGAGAAGGGCTGGTAAAGGGTGCGTCTAACAACTTTAGTCGCCCTACTCCTCTGCGGGGCCTGTTCCACAAGTTCCCCTGTTCCACAAAGTGAGGAACAGCCAGAAAAACGGAACACCACCAACTTTATTACAGTGCCGATGAACGACCCGTTACTTCCCCATCAAAAGTATCTCTACGAGAGCGGCATCGTCAAGGCTTGGCAGTTATCGACAGGAAATCGACAACTGAAGATCGCCATTATCGACGGAGAGGTGAAGCCTCATTCTGACCTCCAACTTCTCCAGACCAAGCTCTACTCCCTCGATGCCCCGTCAGACCATGCCACGCCGATTGCCGGAATTATCGGAGCGACTCAGAACAACGGCCTGGGGATGGCGGGCATCGCGCAGTGCCAACTTCTCTCTTACGTCGCCCAGACAAGACTTGACCCGAAACTGGGAGATTTCTTACTCTCTGCCGTCACCCGGTCTTTTTATCAGGCGGCGGCGGACGGGGCCAAAATTATTAACTGTAGTTTCGGCGTCCGTCAGGATCTTCCAGAGATCCGGGCAGCAGTAGATTATGTCATACAGAGGGGCGTTACAGTCATAGCCTCCGCCAGTAATGACGGCAAAGACTGGAAAACCTACCCGGCAGCTTACCCGACTGTCATTGGCGTCGGAGGATCTTATGAAGGAAGGCGCGCCGACTGGAGCAATTATGGGGAGTGGGTAACGATCTACGCTCCCGGACAGGGCCTACTGACAGAAACGCCGGAAGGAACGACGCTGATCTCTGGAACCTCCGCCTCGGCTCCCATTGTCACAGGGACTGTCGCCCTGATGCTCTCAGTCAATCCAAAGCTAAAGCCAATGAAGATTAAAAAGATTATCCAACAGACAAGTAAAACTGGACAGTTGGATTCCTATCAAGCAGTTTTGAAAGCGAGGTAATGAGATGAAACTTTATGCGGTTCAGGGAT